TATAAACCATTATTACAGGCTCATTGTTTTGATTAGATCCAAGCCATACAATAAATTTATCACTAGAGGCAATAGTGCCAACGCTTAAGCATCCAAAATCTACGTTTACAGTAGAATTTCTGCGGTAGTTTTGTATACCGCCTATATTGGTATGTATTTCACATACGGATTTACCCATAACCAACACATTGTTAGCTTGCGACGGAATAGGTATAATTGCAATTGCATAGTCTGGTTTTGTTTGTAGTGCTAATTGGGTCGTCGCTGTAACAGTTGTATCTGTTGCATATGAATACGCATACCATTGTGAGCCATTGTTTGTTGTATTGGCATTGCCAATCAAGAAAAATGTATCATGAAACTTAACATAGTTTGGTATTAAATTACTGCCTAATGGGCCACCTGTTTGTACTGTTAAATTAGGTGGTAATGTATGATTGGTGATATATAAATTTAAACCATCAACTATTGCTATTTGATTATTAAGATTTTCATCCATAAAAACTTCACCAGCTTCAGTCGCTAGATTGCCAATTAATACTTGATTAAAGTTAGAATCAATTCTATATACGCCAGAGCCATATACCGCTATTAATACATTGCCACGAATTGAATGAAAAAGACCTCTCCCCCGTGCGGCTATAGTTGGTGATAATTTTTTCTTATAACCTGAAAATGTTACTAACCATTCATCTGAAATAAACATATTTTGAGTCATAGCAGATGATTGTTTAGCATAGCGTCCAAATGTGCTTGAGCCAACGATTTCTATTGGAACTTGGGTTGCATTGGGCGTTTGCCGAAAATTAGCCACATTTCACCCCTATCCTACCGTCCACCCTAGACCTAAATTTACCTGACCATAACTAATATTGTTACCGTTAGAGAATGTAGAAACTTTAGTTTGACTTAAATCTAATGGGGCTGAACGTTTTGAAATCCACGCTTCATATTTCGCTAATTGTTTTACTGTGCCAGGGGGTACTATGAAGTTAAATTCAGTACATAATCTGTCAGCTAGGGCAAACTTTAAATAGGATATATAGAACTGATCGAGCATCATCGGAAAAAATGTTTGATCAAGTGGACCCATCGTCGTGCTAAAATTATAAAATGTAACACTATCTGTTGGATCTGCATCACCACTCGTTTGGATATGCAAACTTGCACCAGAGGCATCACCAATTAATACATTATTTAGTAAATTGGCAGCTACTACATTTGGGGCGACCCCTGTATTAATATAATCAACCAAATCTTGTGTGGTTGCATAAGTTCCTTGTAGGTCGATACCATTAACGACCAACTGTCCAGCATCTAAAGTGCCGGCACCGGTAACAGTACAAAAACCAAGATTACAACGTGCAACGCTTGATACCAAATCTTGATTAATTGTTACATATGGCAATCTAAATAAACCCCATATTTCTATTGGGTAATTAGTTTGTGGGAAAAAGTATAAGTAAAGATTTGCGCCACCAGGGCATCTTTCTAGGTGCCAATTAAAAGGCAAAGATTCAATATTATTAGCTCGCGATGAACCAAAATATACATTTCTATCAACCATCCGCATTTGATAGCGTATATCATTGATAAAAAATACTATAGTTTCTGCTTGCTCAAGATTAGGGATAAAATATTTTTCCTGCCCTGCAACGGCTGCAAAGCTATACTTTTGAAAGTATGGAATCATATCTTTTTCGATGGTTTTATCAGCTATGATTTCATTTAAAAAATCTAAACCATCATTTACCTGGCTGCCAGATACCGTCTCAAATTCACGGGATACTATACCACTCGCGTAATATGCATTCGTGATTAGCTTGATGACGGTATATGACATTCATGCATCCTTAGCTAGTTTATAGCTCGTCTACATAGCCTTGAGTATTAATAGCAACAGCCGAACCTGTAACTTTATAGTCGATACCAGATGCTAAAGTTAAGCCTACTGGGCAATAAAGCATTGCTGCAGTTACAACTGCGCCAACAGAGCCACTAGCTACTGCTTGTCCTTCATCAGTTGCTGATTCACCACAACGTAATGCAAGTTGATCATCTGCAGCAGTTGGTGTAAATAAACATTTAAAAATACCTTCAATGCCAGCTACTGGAATAGATGCAGAAACATCCACGGCTGCAAACGTTGCACTAGAACCTGCTGTAATATCTGTTGCAATAGATGCACGATAAGTCATGGTTCTATCAACACCATTACCGCGTTGGTCAAAGGCTAAGAAATTAGCAGAGCCATCAGTCAATACTGCACCAATACGTCTAAATTGATCAAAACCATATGGTAGTAATGGATTAGTAAAGCTCGTAGAAATAAGTACGTTTGCTTGAATGTAATAAGCACTTTGCGTTACAGCCGCAGTTGGATCTGGACTAGTAAATGGCGGCACGCTCAAAGATTGTAATTCACTTGGTGGCAAATCAATCCATGAATTTTCAGAGCTAGAAATTACATACACTGCGTAAAATGTATTATTAGCCATAGTTCCTTGATCAAGACCACCAGCACCAACTATCGCTGTAGATACAGTAAATGGAGTTGTTACTGCTGTACCATTATTTAATGGAGGTCGCGCTAGAATAATATCATTAACATTTGTAGAATTACGGCATTGGCCTTGGGCAATTGTTAATGTATCACCATCAGTCCACGTCATTTGTAGACCGTTCATATAAGATAATCCCTTGTTAACCACAGGGACTAAAGGTATTTGTGAAGCTCCAGACATATTAATATCCTCTTAATCAAAATCTTAAACTTAGGGGGATGCTTTCACACCCCCCTACCTAATTACACTGGGAATGCAATCATCATAGAATCTTCAGGAACAAGTGTTGCTCCCCATATTGCATCGTGAACCATCCCGCGTACGTTTTGACCAAATTGAGATCCATAATATTGTCTGATAGACATACCTGTCATTGGATCAACATCGTTACCTGTTGGGTAAGGTGTTTCATTTGGTAGTGAAGGCATTGCTAAGAATAAAGGATCACCCGCTGTAATTAGACCTGCACGGTGGCTAGGCAATACAGACACAGTCATACCTACTTGAATTTGTTGGTTCAAGTTTTGCTCTGCTGTTGGTAGAGCCTGTAGATATGGGTAAACGTTAACAGTAACTTGTGAACCACCAGTAGATGCAGCATCGGCAGTTGCTTGGAACTGAACAGGGTTGCTTGACACTTGGTGTCCAACGAATGTTAAGTAACGCATATTAGCAAAAGAGCCAACGCCATCATTGAACTGCAATTTATCGTATTGCTTAATCATGTTAGCGTCTGCACCTGGCGTACCACTAACTGAGAAAGTAATAGTATCTACAGAGCTTCCTGGACCATTGTTTGTAACACTTACAACAGTCAATGTAAGCCCTTGAGTACCGGCAGTACCTGATTGATGCACAGACAAAAGATTTGACTTATACCAGGTGCAATCTGCAAACGGTGATAATTCCCAGCTATTGGCCATTTTGTTGTTGCGGTCTGGTGCAAACTGAGCAAGACCACCAGCGATAATTGCAGGGATAGCCACATCTGATAGGTAGCCTTTCGCTTGCCCCGCAATCGCACCATAGTTACGGAATAAAGCCATTGCTTCAGCCAATTGTGTTGGGGTATTGATAGGAGTTTGACCATTTCCGTAGAAACGATATGTGTTTGTAACAGCCAAAGATGCAACGTTAGCTTCAATTTTTGAGCCAATTTCGCGCACGGCTGACATTCCGAATCTTTCCATATAGTCGCGCACGTTGAACAAGAATTGTTGATCTGTGAACGCATAAGATGTAGAAATTTCATTATTTACTACCAATGGTTGTACGCGTTGGTTTGCTGGTTGGAATTGAGCAACCAAGCTATCAACGGTTGTAAAACGAGGTGGTAAATCGAAGGTAACAGTCGCACCTAAGTTTGCTGTTCTATCTTGGAAATTCTTAAATTTCTTATTAGATGTCTTTAAGAATGGGCCATAGTTTTGCATTGCTGCAAGGCCGGACAATTGGTATGTCTGTACCGTTTGTAAAATCTGTGCTGGGGTTGGCATCTTCAATCACCTCAATTAAACAGTTAATAATTGGGTTTGGACTTGAGGATGCCTTGTTAATTTAAAACCGCAACCAATCGGCGTTTTTATAATCATCAAGTGACATCTTCCCGTTGTCCGAACCTACGTTAGATGGTTTAACTTGTGATAAAGGCGCATTAATTGGTTGGTATTCTTCTTCAGCGGCTCGTACTTGTGATATTGATTGCGATAGTTTATTCAACATATCTAGCCCCCTTTGTGGTTGCTTGTTTAACCAATAATCAATTCGTTCGAGTTTTTCAGGATTTTTGTTCAGCTCATACATAATATCGGCTGCATTATCCATACTGCTTAAGTGATATACCAATTCTGGGAAAGCATCATGCTTAAAATCTCCGACAATTTCTTCAAAATCGCTGTAGCGTTCCCGCCCACCACGTAATTTTGAAAAATAGTTATCTGCAATCCTTCGCATTTCGGCTTCGTGCTGTGCTTTTGCCATTTGCTCTTGGCGGCTTTGCATTTCTTGTTCAAGCTTAGAATAGGCTTGTTGATAAACACGTTGTGCCATATCGTCATCGATATTAGTTGTGTCTTTCATGCCACCCATTTGTTGGGTTTGGCCAAGCTTAATTTTATCTATTTCAGCTCTATGCGCAGCTTCCAATTCGCGTCTAACACTTTCTGCAGCCTTAGCCTTTTCGTGCTTTACCAGCTCTACGACTTGTTCCTTAGTCAATGCTTTTTCGGCAGGGCTATTGGTAACATCCATAGGTGAACCACTAACTACGTTATCTTCATCCATAAATCAAACCTTGTTTTCACTATTTCCCCGTGACGGTTACGCCCCTTTACGTGTGGTAACGCTCATTGAACCCTGTGAGTCAGGTTGCGCCCAAGATTAAAATGCTTGGTCATTTCAGTAAATTTATAGTTCTACCTTTGATAAATGTCAAATCTGCTGGATATATCAGAAAAAAATGTTCTACATGGAACTGTGGCATATCACCTATTTTTATATTAATATGGAGGAGTCAGTATGCTGTGCACAAGCATGCGAGCCAGGTACTGGTAGTTATCTGTAAGTTGGTTCCCCGGTGCTCAAGAGTGGGATTAAATATGCGAGCAATAGCCGAAGCTACCACTAGGCGGGGTTACTGGGGTTCCAGACCCCGCCTTTTTATTATTGAAGAACTAAACGTGAAGGTGATGGCGCATTAGTTCGTACTGGTATTACAATATCCTCACCTGTAGTTGTCTTATAAACAAAAAATATACCAATATTTTGCTCTAAATATAAATCTGCGCGATTGTTTTCATGATTTCCATTAACGCTAGCATTTCCATTTGAGTTTACAGTTTGAATACTTTGTGAACTTTGCAAACTTTGTGGGCTTTGCGTTGTTGGATTTTGTGTTGTAGGTATCGTTACTTCGGGTTGTGGATTACTAAAAGCCGATTGAAACATACCAAGGCTTGCAGCTAACAATATACCACCTGGGGCTAATAATGGAGTCAAAAAAACCCCGCCAATACATAGTCCTACGCCAATAATAAGGCTAGACCAAAAAACAATTTTTAATTTTGTTTTATGCAACATATTTCACCTCGGTTAAGGCGAAATTAGTTTGGTATCTAATCTGCCTTACTATTCTCTGGGCTGATATCTACATCTAATCCTGTTTGTTGTTTTATTACTGCTTCCGCTATTTGCTCAATGGGGCTATCGTTAGTTTTGGTAATTACAATTGAAGCTGCACCTATTACCAAAGCAATAGTCACAATGATTACAACAGTTGCTAATCCATCATTTTTCTTAAAATTTCTCACGGACAAGGCCTCCTTTTTAAAATTATAGTTAGTAAGCATTGACATATAATGAAAAAACCCCGTACCTAAGATAATATTTTATCGACAAGACACAGGGAAATTGGGAACTTTTCACTTTTCCGAATAAAGTATAGTTATTGTTTACAAATAAGACCTAAGCTTTAAAAAAAGTTTTTCCAAATAGTTAGGTAGAAATTCCATATGCTCTTCTAATAAAAAGGTA